GGGTTAGATTTTAATGATGCAATTTCTGATTTCAGTGTATCGACAAGCTCTTCGCTCGATTTCGAGCGAGCGGTCAAGCGGTTCACCTGTTTCAGAAGTTTACCAACAGCTTTAGACTGCGGCTCATCGTCCCCCGATTCATCAGTGGACTCCTCCTCTTCGGCTATCTCTTCCGTTTCCTCCTCCTCCGATTCCTCAGATTCGGTTGACTGTAAAAGAACATCTTTTTGGTCGGTTTCTGCGTCTGCGGTTGTGGTCTCGGGACCAGCTTCCACTTCAGATTCCTCTTTCGCTTCACTCTCCTCAACTTTGTCAACGAACGATGCCGTTAACTCCTCAAGGGTCGTAATGCTTTGCGTGTTTGTTTCTGCTCCCGAATCAGCCGGAGCCTCGCTAATTTCTGTATCTGCCATATTTTCTCTGCGTTTGGGAAGTTCGCACTCTTGGTTTTCTGCGTACCGAAATGGTTCGCCACTTCCGATTATGGCAGGGGGCCAATAAAAATTTTCAGGGAGTTTTAAATAAGTCCCACGCTTCCCGATATTTTTCGTGTTTTGCTTTGGAGTCGGGGTTGTCCGGGTAAACCGCAACTGTTAATGCTCCGTCCAAAGCCATACATGGAATTAAATACCAGGTGTTTATGTCGGCACAAAATATTGCCACTATATCGACTTTTGTGCAGTCTAGTGGTTGCTTTACTACCCGCCCAGTAGTCGTGGAAAATCGATACCTTTTGCATCCGTTTTTTCTTTCCCCTTTGCTTGACTTTTCAGACCCCTTAATTTGGACATTAAAATTTTTGCCCGCCGAATTTACGAGGATACAGTCAACTGGTAAATGGTCACCCAGTGGGATGAAAACTTCCAACCCATTCTTTAACGCTTCAGTGAAGAAAGTCTGCTCGTAAATGTAGCCTTTACGCTTCGTGTTCTTCGTCATCGAGGCTCATGTCGCACTCAAAATCAACAACTTCCTCGTCCATCCATTCTTCAACATCGGTCAGGGCGATTTGTGCCATCTCATGGTCATCGATATCACTCTCTTCAAGCCAGCGATTTAGCATGGCTCGATGTTCGTTTTTAAATTGCTGATGGGGTGTCAGTTTCGGCATTTTCTAAGCTTTCAATTATTCGTGTAAGTCCAGCAATCTCACCCGATAGTCGGGCGAGTTTTTGCGGATTATCGACATGGGTATAGTCCTGAAAATCGACTAAGCACATATCCCTCTGTTCGAGTATAAATGATTTTACTGTTAGCCATTCGGTCTGTTCGCCGAGGCCATTGATTGCATCTCCTAATGTCATATAATTTTTGTTAAGCGGCCACTGATGTGCCTGGTACATTACCGGGAGCAGTCCCGAGCTGGCCAATTAGTGCGTTCCGCTGTTGAGTCTGCATCATTTCAAGTTGCCCAGCATATGTTTGTAATCTCTTTGCGAAGTTTTCATCTTCTTGCATACGCTGTTGCACATCCTGTGCGGGTATTTCAGGAGTTCCTTGCAAATACTGCTGAAGTTGTTGTAAACGAAGTTGAGAATTAACCCCCTGTTGAGGTACATTGACAACTTGTCCCGATGCGATTTTGGCAATGTCTGCGGAAGTTTCCTGAATCTCCTTGTCGGTTGCTTCTTCGACTGGGGTGATCAATTGACCAGCAAGGTTTGGATCGACTGCTTCGAGATACTTTCTAAGGTAAGCATCCGTCTTAAAAGTACCTTGGCGGTCGTACTGAACCATAATTTTACCAACTGTATCGAGCTTCTGAAGAACTTTCTCCTCGTCCTGATTCATCGAGTTCCAAGTAATATTAAAATCGTAAACCTCGGCAGTCTCATCAAGCATGAGTTGAGCGCCTTGCTCATTATTGGTGACCCGAAACCATATCTGTGGACCGCCATAAGTCCTGTCTAGACACCATACACGATTTAAAATCTGTTTGAATCCGCTTAGCCATTGATTAACGAGGTGCTGGCGAATGCTGTTTGCTTCAACTGCGTCTAATTGCGAGGTTGGGCGGCCTGTGATTTTGTCTGCTATTTGGCGAATCTGCATCTCCACATCCATACTTGCCGGCGAGTAGCGAGGGATTTCCATAAATCCAACTTCTCCCCTTCGGCGAACTGCAATCTGTGCGCCCGGACCGATACGATCCGGTTTGCGGCCTTGCAAATGTTCGACAGGGGGCAAAGTACTCATCGATGCACGGTCTCTTCGGGCATCCATTTCAGTCTTAACTGCAATCTGATAACTCTTTAAAAGCTCAGGGTAACCTCGGGAATCGAGTAGGCGGTGATTGAGGTTTTCTCGGGTGATGCAGACGAATGGATATCTGCCCTCATCGTATTCCATCGGACTATGAAACCCATGACCTTCCGCTTCGTCTGCCCAACAAGTAATGGTGCAAATAGGTACATCATCCTCATCGAGTTCCTTACGATATGTCGTAATTACTCGGACCATACCCTCATAATTCTGTGTGCCGTAAAAGTTGCCGGAGTCGTAGGACATTAAATCAGTCGAATAACTTTCGTCCGCATAAAAACCTTTCGAGTTCTCAAGGACTTCTTCGATCCACTTCTTATCCCATCCCTCGTTGACCTTCTGCATGAGTGCTTCGGGGCTGTAGTAATGGATGCAGTGAATGCTCCTGGCAGACTCCAAATCGATTACATTTGAGTCGATAATTATTTCCCTACCCAATTCATATGCTTTGATTGCCGGGCGATTGACTACCGCTTTCTCAGTCGGGACTTTCGATACTCCTTTATTACGAAGTTCATTAATCATCTTCCGAACTCTTCGCTTTTTTAGATTAGGGAATAACGGAAATAGCATCTCTTCGACTCCCTCCTTCATCTCAGGATCTTGGATCGCCATTGCCAGTTCGGGACTCATTTGGGCAATCTCTTCAAGGCTGATATCTTTAAATACTCGAGTAGTTTCCCTCTTCCAGTATGTTCCGAAAAATGTAAGTCCGTTTTGCAGTAAATAGTTTGCACCAATTGCGGCCTCCCGAGGAAGTTCCGTCATTGAGTTCATCCGCCATTTCAAAAACTCGCTCACCATCTTTGCACTGCCAATGTCCCCACTTTCCACGGGAGCGGCTACTAGGTTGGCTTGGCTGAGTGACTGGCTAAGTAATGCCACATCGCCATCGATCAATGGGTTAACCAAGTTTGGATCTAAATCGGATGCCCCATCGAATGGGAATGCCTCCGGTCCGTTCTTCTTTCCGCTTTCATCCTTGCCAGCCCATTCGTTAAACCGACATTCCCTACCTTGCTCGGCTTTATCCATCCAAAAGGAGAGATTCGACTTTGCATCGTCAAACTCCTTTTTGATGGCATCTACATCCGGCCCTTTTTCGCTAAATTCCTGTATTTCCATTTTTAACTCCCAATTCTAACATTATTAATTTAAGTTTTTTCAAAGCCTCTTTTTCAACTCGGTGGACAGTTACAAGTGGCACTCCGATAAATTCGCTAATCTCCTTCAGCGTGAAATTGCTGGGGTCTCTGCCCGCCTCAAATGCCGCCAAGCCCTCCTCCACCACCATTTCCTGTAACATGGCATCGATTCGTTTCTCCTGTCGCTCATGCGATTCGATACAGATCATCGTCTCCCTCGACTTTTTTGACATATACTTCCGATTTAACAGGGTGATTCTGCTCGGGCCGCTTTACGCACCTTGCAACCCCTTCCCGATCTTCAAAGTAAATGAGCATAAGCCTCGGGTTGGGAACGAGCTTGAGAACCCGTGCTTTTTCTATCTGATTTGCCGGTGGTTTGGGCAGTTCCACTTCACCGTCCGAATCCTCCGCCCAAATTTTCTGACAACTAGAACGAGGGATTCCCGCTCCTTTGCTTACCTTTGGCCAACTCAACCCAGTCTTTCGCAAAATGACCACCTGGTCCCTCTGCATCGCACTCCATTTCTTAGTTACTCCCATAATTAATATCCTCCTCCGCCTGTTGAAATTAATTCCTCCTCACTGAAATACTCGAAGTTCCCGATGCAAAAATATCTACAGACATCAACAAAATCTTTTGGAGCGGCCTTCAAGTCACCAGGTACATATGCTTGCAGACAACTTATCAGATTTTGACATTCGTCCGAAAACATCAATTTAGGCTTATTATCCAAATCCATCGGTTTATCGCGGTCCCATGCGAGCAAATTATTAATCGCCTGTAGTCCTGTTTCGATATCGAGTGCTTCTGCCGGCTGAACGATAATATCCTCATCCGATAAATCGTCTATAATGTTAGAACTGCCTTCCGACTTTTGATAGGATGCCGCCCCAAGCCTCGGGTCGATTATGCGGATGACTTCACTTTCCCCGCACATCTTTTCCATCCTACGGATCTCATCGGCATAATCCTTGAGGCCGTACCCGTTCGGTTGGGCGGCCTCGCCGGCGGATAATTTGTCTTTGGTTAAGTCAATCCATCCTCCCCATGTATCGAAGTCAGGAAATTCCTTTACCGCCCATGCGACTCCATGCGGATCGATTGCAAATAATACCATTGTCCAGGGCTTTGCTCCCGCCGGATCAATCGACATTACCCAATTGGCTTCTTTGAAATCGGGGAGCTTGTCGGGGGTGCAGAAGTTTTTGTCGGTAAGATTCGGGAAAATGGCTCTCGATTGGCGAACAGGCACTCCATAAGCCCGGCAAA